CTCATCGTACCCGCATAGGGCGTACACCCCAGAAGGACCCGCGCCTTGCATAACATAGTGGTTATATGTCTACCCTGCTGGAGCTGCTCCACTATCACGCTGCCTTCCTCCTCTGTGTCTTGACTATCCGTTGCCTCGCGAACGCCACCTGGTTGGCGAAGATGCGTCCGAAGTTCTCACGCAGGAACTTAGCCGCTGCCGGCCTGCCCTGCACCAGGAACATACTTGGGATACTCGGCCCGACCAGGCGCTTGATCAGCTCACGCTTGAGCGGTAGTCCTCTGAACCTCCCCCTCGTGATAGTCCTGCCCTTATAGCTCCCCTTCACTGGCACCTTCATCACTCCTGTTCTCTTGAACACATTCGGCGCCCTGTTTCCCTTCTGCGATACAGCCGCAATGAATCCCTTGCCCAGGCGCTGCTTACGCCCACGTATGACCGAGTACGTCACTCCACCCTTGCCTGCGCTCTTGAACTTCCTCCTGCTGGCTTGTAGTGCGCCCCCCGTGGTCCTGCTTAGCTTCCTCACGCCGCCCCTGGTTCGCACCTTCTGGCTCGTACCCTTGTATGATATGAGCCCCGGCCTGTCGCTCCCCAGCCCTCCCCTGCGCTTCTCCTGCGCCTTAAGCACACCCAGTGCTCTGCTGGTAGTGGCCCTCGTTATACTCATGGCTCGCTTGATCCGTGACACCTTCAGGTTATATCGCTTGGCCATGGCTCGCACTCCCACGTTGCTGGCCTGCTTCAGAGCCTTATTGATGGCCCTGGGCGTGGCCACCTTCACTATCTTTGGATACCTTGATAGTAGATTAAGGTAGGACTTTGGGTCGAAGTTGATAGCCAGCTCAGGCATGGTGTACCTCCCTCTTGCTTATGAGGCGTTCGTACCACTCCTGTCCCTTCTGTCTGATGAGTATACGTCTCAGGCGCGTGTGTTCCTCGCCTGGGTCTGTTACCTCATCCAGACGGTGACACATCCAGCATATGATCACACAGTTGATCTCGGCCTGTACCAAGTGAGGATGCTGAGCCTGATGCAGCACATGGTGTATCTGCACCTTGTCACGCGAGACATAAGCCTTGCATACCTCGCAACACTCCCCGGCCTCCTCCCATCGCCGCGTCTTCATCTGGGTGTATGTTTCAGGCATCTATCACCTTAAACACCACTACCCATACCCAGGGGTTAGTGGTCCATGAATAGCCACGTGAGGCGTTGATGGAGCCCCAGAGAGTAGCAAATCCGTTCCTGTAGATAGCCTTATGATTCTTTATCATTGCTTCTAAACCATCTACATATTTATGCTCGCCCTCATCTTTACAGCCATAAGGAACAAACCATGGCATCATTTTAGCACCCTCGGCCTTAGCATCTTCCTCGCTTATATCCTGCACCCTCTCCACTCGGATATCGGTTATCTCAAGGGTGAGGCGTGAGGCCCATCGGGGCATATGGATTGATGGTTTCCATGGTATATCTTCGTTAAGTTTACTATCGGTGGACCTGTAAGCTAATCCCCTTTGTTCAGCATCTGTCTGCCATGTCTCGCGCACCCATAGCCTGTCACCCACCTTACCGTAGGGACACCATAAGTGCCACTCACCATCTAATATAAAGCCATCGTTAGCCTTGTCAAGTATCTTGTCGGATACCACCCGCCTTGTCTGGGTCTTTCGGCCATCAAATATGGCTCGCACCATCTCGGCGTTGAATAGTATTGGACGTTCTTTCATCCCCTCATCCTTTGTGCCATGACTATGCATTCGCATAGCTGGCGCGGTTTGATCATCAGGGCGTCGCACAGGTCAGGGCCTGGCGTGTTCCCGGCCATATACCTCAACGCCTCCTCGAAGTTCTCAACAGTAAACGGGTTCTCCCACGCCCCACTCACCACCTCATGCAGCCGGGCCCACTGTATGCTCTTGCTGGTCAGGTCGAGCACTGAGCCCAGCATGCACCGCCCAAGGACCTTTGGATCAGCCAGCATAAAGCGCGTGCCGTCATGCTTCATGGCATAGTGTCCACCCTCCTGGACGGTCCACCCGATGGCCTTCACCACCTCCAGTATCAAGGCCTGATCGTCCAGTGCCGCCACTTCGGCTCTTATGGAGGAGAGGTCAGTCATGAGCTACTCTTTACCTCTCAGGGCTCGGGATACAAGCCAGAGGATATCGCTGGGCAACATAGTTCCTTTCCCGACAACATTAGATTGATGCTCTAATATCTCAGCGGCTCGCTCGCACCTATCCTGATTCACTTTTGGAGGGGCTGGAGGCGGAGATGGTTTAACAGCTCCCACAGGTAGCGGATTATACGCTTTCTTACTCATCCTCTACCTTCCCACTAAACGTCTGAAATGCCAGCATGTAACTATCACACCGATACAGGCACCCCATATCAATCCAAGACAAAGCCCAACTATAAATGAATCCTCCATTTTACCTCCCACTGGGGCCGGTGACTATGATCTCATCAGCCAGCCCTCGTATTCTGTCGATCATGGTGGCGCTATACCCGCACGCTTCTTTAAGCTGACTCTGCATTAGGTTGCTCGTGAAGCACGTCACCCTCCGCGTAAACGCATTGTATCGCTCATTGATAAGCGACCACATGGCCTTATCCACAGCCTCAGTCCTGCGCTCCTCGCCTATATCATCGATCACCAGGAAGGGGATACTCATCACCTGCCTGAACTTCTCCTCCCGCGCCTCCATCGTACCGCTCAGGAGGTTATCAAACAGCACAGCCGAGCTGAACACGATAGCCGGACGGTGCTGGACGTCAACCACCCTCTGCGCCAGGGCGGTCATGAGATGGGTCTTGCCAACGCCAGTATCACCCACCAGATAGAAGCCCTTGGGCCCACGCTCGAACGCCATCACCGCACGCTTGGCAGCGGCCTGAGACTCGTTCTTCGGCTTGTACCTGTCGAAGGTAAAACGTTTGGCTCCCGGTATACGGCACTCCTTCATGAGGGCGTGAAACTTCTCCATCTTTATCTGGGTGATAAGACACTTACAGCGCGCACCATTATCAAGCAGGCCTTTGTCTTTACATGGCTCACACTTATACACACGGTCTGGCCATGGCTCATGACTCATGGCTTGATCGTATATCTCCTTTAATTCAGGCGACACAGCGCTGAGGCCCTGCTTATCTCTCTGGCTAACCATTATGCCTCTTCAAGAAGCTCAAAATTGCTTGCGCTAATAGCTCTGGCGTGGTTAGGATTTCGGCGTATGTATAGTGCCATTTAATTTTCTGAATATGCCATATATAATGCACACAATCAGCAAACAACCCCAAATCATTCAGCAGGGTGATAAGTGATTCGATTGTGTCGAATGTGGGTGTTGTTAGCCTTTTAGGATTAATGGGCGCAAATAATTCGCCCTCTATTTCACTCGCACACAGAGTGCATTTTGCAACTTTACCCCCGACAATAGGAATAGTGCTGATAACCCACTCATGCCAGCAATACTTCTCAGCCAGCTTTATTAACCGTTCGTGTTCTGGTGTTTGTTTAAAAAAGGCACATTGAGCACTAGTACAATGCTCAAAATTTAAAGCTTCACCAATTAGAACACAATTACCAGGGGGTAATGTCCAATGCTTACAAACTCCCCTCACCTTCTCAGCCTTATCCCTGAAATGCTCCTGTGTGAGGGTTGCTAGTTGCCTGTTGATTAGCTCTTTATCCATCACCCCTCCGTTAGAACTTAAGGACGATCATGACCGTCTCGGTCAGTTTATTATTCTCCCGCCCCTCGGGGACGATGCTTCGATACTCGTCAGACACCGACAGCTTTAGATCCATGAAGTCATTCAGGACGATGGAGTATGAGGCCTCGGCAGTAGACAGATAGTCCGCGCTGTCATCAACCGCGGGCTGATATGAAGCCACAAGGAGCGCCTTGCCGTGTTCGCCGGTTCTCTTGTACTTGGCCCTCAGGGACCAGCGCTTTACTGTCTTGTACTCGGGCACGCCATCACTGCCGAACATCGATTGCCAGTGATGTATATATCCAAACGAGATTGAGGCCTTTACGCTATCAGACCTGTAAGCTGTGTACTTGGGCCCGGCGCCCAGGAAGTTCTCTGCCTCGATACCTCCGGGCTTGTTATACCCTGCCGTTGCATCAAACCAGCCCGACCACTTATCGCTGAACACAGGATCGTATCCCAGGCTGATACGCGCATCGTTGATATTGACCACCTCTCCGATGCGGCCATAGTTGCGCCTGGCGCCCACCGAGAACTCGCCCATATCATGTTCAAGCCCAAGGTGATAAGCCCTCTCAAGCTCAGCGGAGCGGATCTCCTTGAACCCAAGATCAAGAGTGCCAGCCTGGGCAAGCGCCGGAACCATCAGCAGTATAAAAATGAGTATCTTCTTCATCACATCCTCCTGTTAAGCCTTCCCGGCTTTTTCATAATCAAACGTACCAGCGTGTACCTTCTCAGCATCGCTCATCTCGCCGCTCCCACTGCCATTACCCTTACCCTTACCGCGCTTATGCAATCCACGCTCCTTTGCCATTACAAACTGGTTACGGAGCTGTGAGCGCTTATTGTCCTTCGCCTTAAAAGGCTTATCTATCTTGTATGCCTTCCAGCCCTTAAGCAGATTTATAACGTCCACCCCTGGGAACTCCTCTATCAGCTCCTGAAGATAGTCACCGTCAATTACCATATCCACCTTGTAGCCAGGCACCTCGGATAGCGCCTTAAGAGGGGGAGGAAATATCTGAGTTAAAGGGTGCTGCTGTACAGCATCTTCTTTACCTGTTTTATCTGTATTAACTTCTTTATCTGTATTGATAGGGTCAGGCTGCGTGCAGGCTGCACGCAGCCTGCACGCAGCCTGCGTGCTATTCTGCGTGCAGTCTTTATCCCATCTGTCATAATCTTTTAAGGTAATTAAGGTGGTTACAGTGTCACACTGCATGCTAATCTGTGAGCAGTCCTTTAGCTTCAAAAGAAAAAGCTTCGCCGTATTGGGCGCCCAACCCCATTTCTCTGCGAGCAGCCGAAAAGACCATCCAACCTGCCCGCGTTTCACCTTCACGATGATCCCACGCTTGGTTATAATCTCCCCGTCCTTGTAGTTGGCTATCCTGTAGAGGTCCACCAACGCATGCGCCTTGCTGAACGGCTTCTCGTTCCACCATGGAAGATCAGCCAGAGCCCTGGGAACAATGAAATATCCCTTGTCCTCGCTAGTAGGCATTAGCCTCCGGATTGGGTGTAAATTGGGTGCAAACCTGATGGTATCTGATGGTATCTGATGGTTTAAGATTATTGAACCATCCCCGCAAACCCTTTATTCCCTTAGATATCAACCTCTTAACCCCACCTATCACATAATATATGCTATTATCTGAGGGGTGTATATTAATCAGTGGGTTACATTGGCGTTGGGTGCTGTTTGGGTGCATGTTACTATCCTCCTGTGCCGAAGTCTAGGGACTCGACGCTCTCGCGGAGCGACTCATCCGAGACCCTGGCGTATATCATCGTTGTCTTGATATCCTTATGGCCCATCAACCTCTGGAGCTTGGCCATGGATATGTCCTGCATAGCAAGGTAAGAGGCGAACGTGTGCCGAAGCATATGGAAGGTCACGTGGTCCCCCGTCATACTGTCCAGCGCCTTCAGGCGCGTTCTCAGCATATTGTATGACCACTGCCGTCCCGTAACATAGCGGTCAAAGGGCGTGAGCTGCTTCCCTATCACCTTCATCAGCGCCGCGTTGATCGGTACCATACGGTCCTCTTTGCTCTTGGTCCTGCGCACTATGATCCTTCGGTTCCTGAGGTCAATGTCCTTGCGGGCATCGAGGTTAAGCATCTCAGACGCCCTGAGGCCCGCGTACAACCCAATACATACCGCAAGCAATAGCCCCGGTATAGCACGGGACCCATCAAGCAGGCGCTCTATCTCGTCCTCTCTCAGGTAGCGAGGCAGGGACTTGTCTGTCCTAAATCTGAGCGTGCCCTCGCCCGGCCCCCTCTGGCATGGGTTGTCCCTCATATATTTGCGTCCCACGCCCCAGGTGAAGAAGCTGCTCACTATGGTCAGGCGCGAGTTGATGGTGCTCTTAAGTACCCCACGCTCCAGAAGTCTCTGTTTGAGGATGGTCACATGTTCCCCTGTAATACTTCGCACCATCCCGTTGCCGAGGATGGTTGCCATCTGCGTGAGTGACTGGTGGTAGGACTTGAGCGTGCTGCCAGCCAGGCCCTCGTCTGTCTTGTGCTCCAGGTACTCGCCTATCATATCCAGCACCTTGATATGCTTCGTGCGCCCGAGCTTGACGAGTTTGCCCTCACTGAGCTGCTCCCTGTATCGCCGGAAGAACTCCTCCGCAATACGCTTGTCCCTGGTACCCGTGGTGAACTTAAAGCCCCGGTTGACCTCGATGTACCAGTATCCGTTCTCGCGCTTATAGAGTCTCATACCCTGGGGCCCTCCATAACGTCACGCCCAATGTCATGCAAATAGCAATCCATCCATTCGTCACAGTATTTAACTTCAGCTTTATGATTCATGAACTGCATGAGTGTCATATTAGATACTTTACGTTGGTTAGCCCATCTGGCAATTACAATATATTTGCGATATTCTGGATTGTAACGCTGAACATAGGCTCTCTGGCGGAGGAACCGCAGGTGATTGATACGCTGAACGTCCTCACGCATTGAGGTATCATATCCAACGAGCACGTACCATTGAGCATACCTGATGCCATACGCATGCAGGAGAGCCACAGCGCGATTAACAGACTTACGCATACCCAAGCCATCATACGCAAACCTGTAAGCTGAAATGGGCGTGATGGCTAGCTCCTGCACTATCTCAGGAGTCAATAGCCTGTGGTCAAGGCCCTGGTTAAAGTCAATCCGGATATTGTTCTCTCGCGCCTGCCTGCATATCATCATGAAGTGCTCGGGCACAGCGAGTATATTATTGTCCATGATAGTGACGCGCTTGTTCTTGCCGTCCCAGAGGTCAAGGAGATCACCCACTATCTGAATATTACCTTCCTTCTCAGGCACCACACAGAAGCCGCACTTCCTTATACAACCCCTTGTGGTGAAGCCCATATTGATGCGAGGCTTGATAGCGTCTATCTCAGGCGGTAACTTCGATTTAAGATCGTAGCCGGAACCGCCGATTGAAGCTTGAGGATATACCTCATACTGTTCAGCTTCATGCCTGTTCTTCTGGAATACGCATGATACATATATCCGATCAGCCGAGCTGGCGGCAAGGGGGAAGTTCTCACTCACGGTATCACCCCTCTGCTCATGGAATGCCTTACATTTGGCAAGGGCCAGGTTGGGGATAGTGCTGTCTATGTCTATCAGTAAGACCTTCATAGCGCCATCTCCCTCTGGATCTCCGTAAGGCGTTGCTTTCTCACTTCCTCGTAGCCCAGGTCAAAGCCAATGGCATTACAGCCAAGGGAATCAGCCACGCGGAGCGTGGTACCCGAACCGGCAAAGGGGTCAAGCACCGTATCACCCGGCTTGGTCGAGCATTTGACCATGCGGTCCACTAATGGTTCAGGGAACATGGCTGAGTGCTGGAGCCCGGGCTCCTTTGATGCTGAGAATCTCCAGACATCTCCGGGGTTGGCGCCCAAGGGATGCATCTTATAATTCCTCTGATGCGGTCTTGAACGTCCGGGCATATCACTATCTGGAATATTTTGAGGAGTATAGCCATCCTTAAACCTTCGGAATGAATCAGGCTGATAAGGTACTCTAACCCGATCGAGGTCAAAATAATAATCAGGCTTCTTGGTGCATAAGAATATAGTCTCATGACGATGAGCGAACCTGTCCCCTGCGGAGTCAGGTATACCATTACTTTTTTCCCAAGGCATATAATTACGGAAGTACCAGCCCATATCGAACATGGCAATTGAGACGCGCTGCGGGATCATGAGCAAGCTCTTACGCCTGAAGAGGGGGTCATCCTTTGAACCACCCCAGCTCCCACCCCATGTGTCATCCATATTGATAAACAGTATGCCATCGTCCTTCAGGCACCGCCAGGCTTCCTTGACCCATATCATGAAGTTATCGAGGTACATCTGGATGTAAGGCTCAAGGCCGTGCTGACCGTAGTAAGCGCCACACTCACATATATTGCAATCCTTGGTAAGGTTCTCTCTCTTTACTATGCTTGGGCTCTTCCATGAGCGACTGTCCTTCAGGGAGGCAGGTACCCAGATATGTTCATGCTCCGAATCTCCCCCTATGATTACATCAGGGATGGGATAGTTGCGCTTGCCCCAGTACGGTGGACTTGTGATAATGGCCTGGACGCTCTTGTCCTCAAGCGGCCACGGGTCGAATGTATTGTACTTGTGAACCTTCATACATTCCTCCCGGCTACTTTGAGCAGGCGGTTCTGTATCTTATCATTCTCATCAGACCGCTGGCTGTTAAGATATTGATCTATGCTCTCGCGGTCAATGCGCCACTCAGCCAGGCGCTGAGGCTTCATGCCATAGATGAATCCCATACGGCACAGCTCCTTGATCTTGTTCTCTGAGACCCCCAGGTATTCGCACGCCTGGCGCATGTTCAGCCACTTACGGCCCCCAAGGGTCTGCATGGCCTGGCCCAACAGGTTACGCTCGATCACACATTGCAGTACCCCGCGAGCGAGAGCGTGCCTCTGATCGTCCGTGAGGAGGTCAGCCGGTGTCGTGCCCTGGGCATCGAGTATGATCTCCCCTGTGCCGAACATTATAGCCAGCTCGTCCGTGGCCACATCAAGCGCCGCGTGCTTATGAGTGATAGTGTTAATTTCAAAAACCTCCCTTGATTAACTTGCCGCGAGGCCGGAGTACAGGCCGGCCCTACGGTAAATAATCATGGGTTCAAGCCATCGCCCTCCCTGGTTGTCTGTTAATACAAGAATCAAACATTAAAAACCCTGTCCATAAGTCGTTATCCGGGGGGTAATTATTCCCCCATATCAGCACGTCAAGCCAAGGGCTTAGACGGTTGATTCAATATGTTCCAACGCAGTGCGCTATCAGCTTCCATGATTCAGGGTCACGGGCTATGGCGTCCCACTCCTCCTGCGATATAAGGTAGTCACAACCCTCGCTGTCAGTAAGCGTACAGCCAATACAGCCAGAGCCTATAGTGCGACGGGTAAACTCAGTGGATGAGGCAATACAGTCCTTTGTGTAATAGCACCTTGTGGGCTTACCGTTCATGGTGTCACCGCCCCACGTTCTTTAATAATATTTTGTGGTCCCGATGTTGGCACTCATCTTCACGACACATAAAGTCGGAGTGCTCAACACAAATAAAGCATGCCCATTGTCTGAAAGCTTTCATTGCTTCGGTACTCATGATGTCACCCATGCGAGGTCGTTATGCTCGCGTCCATCGAGGGTACGGCCTGAATCACCCTTAGTAACTTTGCCGCATTTTATCCATTGATGCTTCTCAACCTCGGATGCTTCTGATGAATAAGGTACCAAGCCAGAACGCACAAAACCATCCTCACGCATCCAGCCGGGTTCAATCATACAATCTGTAGCACCTGATACCTCAGTTATATATCTACCACATGACTTGAAGAAGAAGGGGACACCAGTGGCCTGGCACTGGTCACGTACCGAACGCACCCAGTCCGGATGCATGGGTCGGGCTCCGGGGCCTGTCTCACCACCGAGTATGACCTGGTGGATATTCTCAATCAACAAATCACCAACACCCTGACCATATGGTATCTCCAAATCCACAGGCCCGAGCATGGGCTCGATGATAATGCCTCGCTGGCCTGGGATGTTCAGGAGGTGCGGCATGCGCTCATCCACCATGGCCTGGTTCTCCATCGTGACTATGTGCCAGACGTGCGGGGGTAATTTTATTTCAAGCCCAAGTGTATCTTCTTCAAGCTCAAAGAACTCAGCCGCCCTCTCGGGACGCTTGGTAATTATCAGGAAGGTGTGTTGAGGGGAGTAATTTATTAGATCAAACACCTTAGCCATATCGTGAAACAGTATCCCCTCATGATACAGATCGTTCCAGAGGGCGATCACCTGAGGCTTGCGGGTCTTGACTGCATTCTCTAACAGGCGGAGGTTGAACTGAACCTCGCCATTGAACTTGCCGTCCCTGGTCATGAGGTCGGGGGAGTAGACATTAACCATCCTCGGGTTGCCCATACGCATAGCGTGGAGCTTCTCGCTCCAGCAGTTTTCACAGCCAGGTGAAACATGGGTGCATCCGGTCACTACCATTGGCCCCAGGTTCCAGAACTTGCCTTTGCCTATACTCGGCAGATGTATTTTATTGTCGTTCATCATTCTCCTGTGTGCTTTGGGGAGGGGTCACTAGTCCCTCCCCTCTACACATTCCAAAAGACCGGGCCGAGAAGGCCCTTATATCGAAACGGTCCAGCCAAAGGCCGTCACCGGTACGATCTGTTTAAACCTTCAGGCGTTCACTAGGCAGGGCTTCGTACTCAACCCTCTTACCATCCCGGCTGCGTATGGCATAGATATCGATCATGTAGATAAACGCCTCGGGCTTTGTGATGTCCAAGACCCTCATCAGATCAAGAGCCACGTCCTGCGCCTCCTGGCTTATCCTTGTGGTATCAAGCATCATTGGGCTCACCCCCAGGCGGGCAATCATCGGTGCATTTAAAGTGACCACACCCGAGGCAATTATTTACCTTTACCTCTACCTCAGCTCCATCCTTCTGGACATCCACAGCTACGGTGGTAAAAGGTTTCTGTTCTGTGTGGTGGAGGCGTGTGCCATCGGGGCTGGAGGTAGACCCAACACACGCCTCCGGTGAAATATCATGTAACCGCTTGGCCGCGATAGCGGCTATGACTATCTTGCGCGGGCTCTGTACCATCAGGCCCATACCCATGAGGAAGGGGGAATCATTATCTCTTAAATCCTTTAGCCTCTCCTTGGGGATACCGCATATCTCCCTGAATTCCTTATCGCCCATACAGTGCAGGAGACATCCGAAGAACTCAGGGAAGAGGCCAGCCTCGTGGACCTTCTCTATGACGCATTGAAGTTCCCACCATCCCACGCCCCACTTGCAGCAATTTGACGTCTCGGATGTATCCAATATCTCGTTGCCACAGATACGGTCGAGCACCCTGTCTGGCAATGCCTCAAGCTGGGCTATGATGGTTTTGACATCACTCACTTGTCTTGTCCTCCCTGAACCGAACAAAGCGGGGCTCTCTCATGAGACCTGCCTCGGTGAGGTGACTGTACGCTACCTCGATGATCTTGCCGAGGATAGAAGATTCATTATTAATATGGAGTCCAATTTCATTCCAACCCAAAGCATTTACTTTACATATAACGCCCTTCTCATCTAGCACCTTGACGACTGTTAATTCACCAGGTTTATTATAAACAGCCTCTACGATCTCACAGTCCTGGGTGGGTACGGGCTTCATGCGTAGCCAGTCCGTTGTCTTGCCGAGGTTATACAGGCTGTTCGGGCGCTTGAGCACCGAGCCCTCGTGACCAAGCTTAAGGTGTATAGAATGAACCTCTGGTATTTTCTCGACATTAATACTCTCATCCTTTGTAATCACAGTTAATTTATCAAAGTGTGCATATGTAAGTAACTGACTGCCTAAAACAAAAGGTTCTTTTTCAGCAAAGACTTTATATAGAGCCTTCTTCCTTGTGGTGTATCCCCGCAGGTCAACGCCGGCTACAAAGAACTCCTCGCTCACCATGTCGAATATATTTACTATCAGTGAGTCAGGGTCGTAGGCAATGGCGCTCTTGATCTGCTGCCAGCCCTTGAGGTGGGTGAGTTCCGCATGGAAGAAGAACCCGGTTGGCAGTACCTCGGCAACCTGTTTGCATTGTGTTGGTAGCTCCAGTGGTGTGCCAGTATGCGTGAAGGCCTTGACCACCCCGGCTACCCATTTAAACATCGCGCCCCACCCGTCCAGCTTGGGCTCTACATATACCGTGCCCCGGACGTACTCCGGCTTATAGTCCATGACTCCCTGGAGGAGAGTTTTCTTATTGGGCATCGCAGGTCTCCTTTGGGTCGCGGAGATAAGGGGTGCGGGAAGACTCATACTTACCCGGCTCGGGGTGTCCAAGACAACCCGTTTTAAAATCGAAGTTATCACACTCACTGCCAGGTATAACCTCATGGCCCTCTGCTAAATGATCCATGAAAAAATCTCTTATAGCCTGACCAGTTTTTAAAGTAGTGTCTTTGTCTGTGATGCATCCCTTCCAGCGCCTGAGTAACTCTGCGTTAGTCAAGCCCATTTGCGATCTGACGCATACACACATGTGACGCATCATCACTTCACCTCCGGGAGGTTGGCTATTACGTGGTCGAGGGCGGCGCATGCGCGGCGCACGTCTTCCACTTCCTTTCGGATCTTCCTGCGTTCATCCGCTGTGAGGTTCATCCCTCCGGGGCTCTTGGGTGCGAGCCCCTTGTTCACCGCCCTGGCTACATCCCCGAGCTGGTCGGTCACTTCTATAAAGGATGCCACCACACTGGCCGGCCCATCCTCCACATTGGGAATGTCGAAGGCAATGCGCCCCACGCTTCTCTCTATCCAGTCCAGGGGAGCTAGCGCGTCCACGCGGGAGGTGCCAAGCTCTATACATGCGTGGAAAATCTCCACCACTACCTGGTATGGGGAACGGGTGCCGCTGTTCAGCCCCCCCTGGGGTTCCTGCCAGCGGTACACCACATTCATTGAGTAGCGGATAATCTCTGCCACGTACTTGGTTCTGGTATTGACCGCTATCCTCAAGGCATCCCATATCTCGATTACTTTATTCATTTCCTTTACCTCTATATTTAAATAGCGCCCCCGCCCGTACCCCAGAGACTCAGCTGGCAAGCAGAGGACAGGGTACGGGACGAGGGCAGTAGTCCAGTGATTAAATAATCCCTGGAAACCTTTTGTTTACACGATTGGCTGCGGCTTGGTAAAATTATTATGTGGTCACTTGCCAGCTTCATGAGAAAAGCATATCACTGATAACGTGAGAAGTCAAGCATATAATTAATTTAATAGACTGGTGCGCCCTTTATATATTACATTAACCGTTAGCTACTATATTTAAATAGAATGCAACTTTGAACCTATTGAAATTAGTAGGTAATATTAATATGATTTCAATTAAGAATGGCACGAAAAAAACACAATCAAGCACTACTTAAAGGTGTTGCCGAGCGTTTAAAAACAGCCTTCGGTGATGACAAGGCCCCTCAAGCATGGGTGAAGCTGGATAAAATAGTAACCCAGAAGTCCTTATGGGACTACTTGAGCGGGTTAATCATGCCTGGGCCTGAGGTCCTTATAAAGGTGGCTGAGACATATCACGTTACAATAGACTGGATACTCACGGGAGAGCAGACCCTTGCTGATATAGACAATACACAGACTGATGAGCTTGACGGGATGGTGCGCAAGCTGGCCCGGCTTGGAGTGGCAGAGGATGCCAAGGAATACCTGAGCATCATGATCGAGAAACAATCACGTAAAAGTATGACCCCGGAGCAGGAGGTGCGCCAGGCACTCACGGGGTCCCTCGGCCTTGATACCACTGGCAAGCGCCTGAAGCATTTGAGAGAGTCGGAGCTGAACCTGTCATTACGCTCTATGGCAAAGCTCATGGGGATAACTGAGGCACGCTTACGCAGGATGGAGGCGGACGAGATACCCATCCCGGCGAACGCGCTTACTAAACTGTATGCAGCACATTCAGATACGATTGATCTGGACTGGCTGCTGAAGCATTGACCCACCACAGCCTGTATGATATACTGCTGAATGATTTACTACAGGAGGACTCACCATGAATAAAAAAATAATATTATCATTAGCAATACTACTACTATTAACAATACCTGCTTACGCTGAGTGGGATACATCCATTTCAAGAGATGAAATGACCGGGAAAATACTCGCTCAGGCACATTCTCTTATAGTAGCACCAACAAAAAAACTGGCTTCTCCCTATAACAATCTCAAAGCAGTGCTTGCTATAGTATGTGACAAAACCGATGAATGGGTATACGTTAATTTTACTATGGCTCCAAATTTAAGCAACACTGAAACCAAGGATGGCTACAGTGATATTAGTACTCGAATAAAATGGGACGATAAAGTAGAAGATATTACCCTGTCTCAAGATTGGGGTGCTAAATCCATCCACTTTGATAATGATAAAGAAATTGTTTTAAAAATTACCAAGTCGAATTTCGTACTACTGGAGCTGAACTGGTATAGTCTGGGGAAGGTCTATTTTAAATTCCCACTAGCAGGATCGTCAGCAGCCTTAAAGACTATACGCTCTGAATGCGCGAAGTGATTTCACCACAGGAGGATTCAATATGGCAAAACAGATGATACAGTGTCCAAACTGCAAGTACGAAGGCGAAGGAATAATGTATACAAAGGGAAGTTTTCTTATGGAGGTATTCCTCTGGTTGCTCTTTATAGTACCGGGTGTTTTCTACTCAGTATGGCGACTGACTACCAAAGGGCTTGTTTGCCCGAAGTGTATGTTTCAGCATGTGGTGAGGGTGTCAGTTTAATCCTGATGCCATGGTTCAGCCAGAGGGAGATCAGGGAACATCTTACCCCATAACAGGTGACAATTCCTGCCGTCCTTTGTATACATATAATACCTGCCAGGCCCCAGCCTGAGCATAACAAACCCTATATCAAACGGGAATAATTCCTTCATCTCACCTCTCTCCCTCGCTTTTCTCTCCTCATCTATCCGACGAGCATGGATACTGTTTTTCAATAACCTACCACTCGCCTGGGCTACTAAAATTTTCCTCTGGTTCTCAGTAGAGCGTCTAACTTTTAATGAAATACCATTAAGCATTTTCTCTGAAGCAATTTTAATAGCCTTCTGGCACTCGCGATATTTATCTATAGTCTCTTTACTTAATTTGAATTCCATATTACCTCCGGGCTTCGGTGCCCTTCTCATCATCCGTCATGCTTGGCATAAGGCCCAGGCGGATGAATTCATTAATAAGCAGCAGGCGTATCAGCTCTGATACGCTCCCTACCCCACGCAGTTTTACAGCCTCGCGAAGAAGGCCTTTAAGTAGTGGCCGCAACCGCAACCTCGTGACCTCGCTCTTGTTCGGGTTCTTCATTGTATATAAATGTACCACACTGAGGGCTACAAATCAACCCCCGAAGAAAACACCTCCAGTAATTACGTAGCTCAAAATGGCCTACATGAGACATAACGAGCCATTCACGCAGACCGCGATATAGTGTGGTATACTGAAATCAGGCAGCGAGGTATCGGGTTAAATATTAAATCAACAGGAGAGAATATGGCACAGAGCGCTATTAAGGAAGGTATGGGTTTGACCGTACATATTATCATTTACAAGGAAGATGGAGAGCTTACAGCGCACTGCCTTGAGATGGACCTGGTGACCACTGGCGAGAGCATTGCTATGGTCAAGAAGGATATCGAGGACCTGATCATCGCGCAACTTAACTTCGCTACAAAGAACAATAACCTGGATAACGTATTCAAGCCAGCGCCTGACAAGTACTGGTCCATGCTGGCTCACGCCAAGAAATGCAATAAGAAAAAGATATCAGACGGTCGCCATGATCATAAAGTAGGCAACCTGGAATACTGTCTGGCCTAAACAAATGACCTACAAGAAGTTCCTACAGAAATTAAAATCCTCCGGCGTGATCGAGATAGAAAAAGGCAAAGGCAGTGAACGCCATATCGGACACAAGTCTGATATAGATAAGAATGGCGAACATCATGGCCCCATGTATTCCCTTAAATGCCATGGCGAAGGCTGTGAGCTAGGGAAAGGAACCATGAATGCCGCACTCCGTGTGCTTAAGATTCCTTCCAAGAAGTTCTGGTCTAAATAATCCAAGGGTAAAAAATAAGCGGTGGTATTTTAATGACCTTCTGCACATACCATGCTATAATAGGCCATGAGAAGACTATCATATCTGATAATAGTAATCATCCTGCTTACAGGTTGCGGGAGTGGTGGTGGGAGCGTCCCTGTGATACCCTCAGACGGCTTCAAGCCCGGAGACATACTGATACATACCGTGTTCCTTAATACGCCCGCTGTGGTCAGCTCAGTAGTAAATGCAGTGGAGCCCGGGGTATTCACTTCCCCACTATCCACGATAGTGGCCACAGACCCTATACGAAAACAGTCAATAAGAGAAGCAGACTGGCTCACCCTTGAGACCACGATCATAAATAACAGCACAAGCATAACGAATGACCTGTTGTATATAGTAGAGGTTGAAAATCCTGTATATCTCTACCGGGAAGACTGGGGATGTAATCAATGTTATGCTACTGATGATGGGATGAGCCATTATTGCAACGGACTCTGGAAGGAGGATGGCGGGTTCTTCTATAATACCGTGAGCCCATCGCTGGCAGTGTGCGATGAGACCACACCGCAAGCTCCCGCAGGGTACTGTATCGATACCTTTCCCCCCAAACTTGATTGCGCTCAAACTCCATCATACGCAATAGACTACAATGCTCCGAGCGATGGGAACTTTAGAGCGTGGGGCAACTTACCCTCACTGGAACCAGAACAGTCATTTACAGCTGCTACAGGGATAAGTGGAGGCTTTGATATCAGAACCAACTACCTTGCCAGGGTAGCTGTTACGAACGCCACAGAGACGCTCCATGAAAAGTTCTACATCTTTGATGTGATACCATAAAAAAAGCCCCCGGCCTTTCAGCCGGGGGCTTCGAGACTATACGGTTACTTATGGAGTTACTATTTTCACCCTCTCGCTGAATCTGGCAATATCAGGCACCCCAATATCTTTAACGTGATGGGAAGTTCCTTTGCCGGGCAATACTGCCTGGATATCCTCAAGGGTGCATTTACCTTTAATATGGTTACTCTCACGCCAACCGATAACATCCACTTCATTCAGATCAACCAGCACGATCTCAAGGCCATCATCAGCAGGGTCCTTGTCCCAATAATCGACAAAGGGGTGAGGTATGGTTTCCAGTCTATCCTTGTGGTCTTTTGGAAGCCAGGTTTTCCCGTTATATTGCCAAGGCGGGCACTCCGCCTCGTAAGCTGATAATACTTTCTCTGAGTTAATCTCGCGCAGCAGGAACATGAAATGATTCCAGTCTGCATTACCGACCTTGTACGGCGGAGATGCTGTTATAAATACATGCTCCGCAAAAATAGTTCCGCCTGCGCCAGCACCTAACTGAATAATCGAAGCATATGTAGTCCAGCCAATTTGGTTTGTAATACTACCATTTGCAATATCGTTAGCAATTATATTCGCCAACCAACTACCCGAAGCGGTAGTGCTCATTTTGGTTCGGGGATAAAATCCATAAATACCACCTGGCAATGTTAAACTTTGTCTTGCTAGTGCTGTACTAACAGGACCGGAACTTGTCTTCAACTCCCCCTGCCCAACAGCGCTTGCACCTATGGCGTCCTGGTTTATGGTACCCGTAGCCGCTCCCTGAACCTTGACACTGTTCGTGCCATTATGGTTATGCCCGTCTATGGGCGTATTGAATCCCCCTGACCCATTTCCGTACACCACCTGACGAAGGTGAGCCAGGTCGGTACGGATTGAGTCCATCAGGGTAGTATCACCCGGAGAGTCCGGGTCAGTCTGTCCTGGTGCCTGTCCTGTCCATGCCTGTAGTGCCATCTAAATTACCTCCTTGCCGTGTTGTATCATTCCCAGTACTGCAACCCCAAGAGCTTTAGGGCGAGAACAGATAATCTGATATATACGCATCCTACCCTCTGGCAGAAGTTCGAGATCCATCTCTGAAGCAGTGACCGGGACATCTATTCTGTCAGTCACTAGACCTTCAGCATCCAATACAGCGCGGCCTATCTCTATGATGCCGCCGTGGAACTGGCATGGCTCGCAGTTCTCGGCTGTTATGACCAGCGCGTTACTGAACTTGTTGCATGTTAGTATGAAATTCCTTGTGTCCACCATCGCGTCCTCTGTGATCTTGGTAGTTTCCATATATCTCCTGTTATCGTAGTTTGTCCCATAGGGACTGAAGGTCTTTATAGACCCAATTTATTAGCTCCTCATTGCCCGTAGCGTCCACCGCGTTCAGTATGGCAAGTGTAGGTACGGGGAACTCAGGGTTTATGTTTACGCACTTTGTCCCGCATGCTGTCACGAGCATCAGCGAGAGTAGCAGCACGGTAATGCTCAGTGATCTTCGCATTCTTCTTCAGTGCCTCCGTATTATTATTTGATTGTTCAAGCCTGGCCTCAATAGTACCTTCCGACTTCTTGCCTCTTAGGGCCAACCATATGACTCCCAGTAATACGATCGCTCCTGCCAACCATTCCATACATCCTCCTGTAGTTAAGCGATATAGAATCCGGGGTCATTCAATACCCCGAGCTGGTTATTTGCAGCGTCGCCTATGTACCAGTAAAGCTTCTCAGCGTCACTGGCACTGTCCCAGTCCGGCTGGCCTGCAGGGGCAATGACCATATACTTGCCGCCGATGACTCCACCGGCAAGAAAGTCCGGGTCCTCCATCACTGTCTTGAACTTACCGTCAGTGGTCTGCCCTATACTCACTACCTGCACAGCGCGGGTCTGCGGCTCTCCGGTTGCCTTGGGATACATGCGAGTGGTGAGGTTAAGGAAGTCCCCCACATTAAGCAGGGCGAAGTCCTTATGCGTGAGGTTGGCTGTGATAGTGGGGATGCCATTAAGGTACCGGGAGAGTCTACGTGTAGCCAGGGCCACGGCCCATACATCTGATATTATCCAGCGCGAGAAGATATTCTCCGGGCTCGCACCGTCATACTGATCAGAACCCTCGGCATCCTCATTTATGATAAGGAAGTTATTCTCGTAGTTCTGTATTTTGTCATCGTCCTCAAGGGGCGTTTTCAGATCATAATGGATGAACACCCTTGTGGTATGGGCATTCACCCTGGGGTCGAACCCAGGCAGGCCGGAGATATCATTATCATTGATGCTCTCTATGGGGTCCGTGGGCAATGGCGGGGCCAGGGCCTTGAGCTCTACCTTCTGGGTGCGTTCGTTCCAGTACAGATTATGCATGCCGTCCCGCATAAGTTCCTGAAGGTTCTTTACAGCTGGGCGGGGCGATAACACGCACCCTGTAAATTCGGCCTTCTGTAGCCATAGGTCTGCCTCGGTGGCCCATCCCGCTGTATTAAGCTGTCCGGATGGCATGCCGCCTCGCAGGGCGTTCTGCTCCTGTATGTCCTGCACTGGCCGGTTGATAGCCGCAAAGCACTGCTGTACCTTCTCTCCCCCAACGAGGTTGGCTTTATCAGAACCGAAGGCCCCCCAGACACACCCGGTTAGATCATTGCCGGAGATCCCGGTATATGTGATTATGTTCTCCTCGATGATCACAGCCTCGTCCCAGGAGGTGACAGCCGGGTCTTTGTATATACTAGCATCAGATACCGGGATGGTAGCGGTGTCCAGCGCCACAGCGCCATCCACCGTGCTGTCTGTAGCGGCCGGGACGTTCGCAGTGTCCAGTATCTTGAGCGGGTCCTTGAGCTTCATGGTAACTTTGCCGCTCTTCATCTCCCCTGAGTCGATGATATATTCCGAGAGCTCGTAGTCACCCTCTGTCATACCAGCCATCCCGCGCTTTATGACAGCCTGGTTTCCCTTGAAGAAGCGATTGCGAGCGAACCACTTACTCCAGTAGGTGGAGGTTGTCCCCGGATCATAGGTGCGGCACTCACGGTATTTATCCAGCCCTATATCATTATCCGCCTCGTCCAGGAGACTGATAGTAATGGACGAGTTCTGGAGTATATTGGTGCGTGGGTCTATGGTAGATGGCTTGAAGAGCGGGATGGTGCTCATGTACGGCCTTATGGTCTCGCCTGTTATTGGGAGGGGGCGATCGTTAAGGCAATACTTATCCGTCCGGGTGGTGGGGTCATAGTTCGTGGGGTCCTGGCAGGTGAAGCGTGTATTAAAGCAGGCGTTGGGGCGGTCTATGATATCGAAGTCAGTTGAGGCGTCCGGGGTCGTGCCCCACGTGGCCACGGTAGCCACCTTCGTGGTGCCGTCATAATCCAGTATGGTCTCATCCTGACCGCTGCCAGTGCCGCCTGTGAGGTTGATGAGCATGCCATTGTAGAAATCGTCAACAGCCGAGGCACCAGCCGGAAGAGTAATTTTCGTGCTCGTTCCGGCTGTGGCTGTGCCTGTGAATATTATTCCGGCTGTGCAGGGGGATATCCCGTAAGTGCGGGAGCAGATACCCATAGTGAGGGCGAGGATATACAGGGGCTGTATTAATGGCTCCTTTGCTTTGTCAGCGAATGAACCCATTACTCAGTAACACCTGTCATCTTGAGGTTGAAGGACTGGCGGGAGCGATCGAACTGGTCAGCTATCTCAGTTCCCAAAGGCACACGCACGTAGTAGATATCTGTTGGGTGGTTGTCGATATCCCATAGCCAGGCGAATGGGAGGCCCCATTTAAGGTGCGCCTCGATGGCCGGGATAAGGTTGGCTGTTACCCACGCTGGCGTTAGGTTCGTGAAATTGAGATTGTACTTGAGCATGAATGACGCCACCACAGAGTTGATGAACAGGCCGTCTGCATTGGTATTGGTCTCGCCCTTGGCTGTCTGGGGCTTGGGCTTGAATGAACCACGTATCCAGCGCTCGAACTCCAGACGCTCCCCAAGCAACGCTACGGCAAGGAAGGGAGCTATGGCCCCCGTTACTATCTTGAGCCTCCAGTAACGCACACTGACCTGTGTGAAGGTCTTGAAGATGGCAAGGTCAGTGGATGGGTTGAACCCTGCGATCCTGTTAGTATAAACGCCCCCGGCCTCTCCCTCACGCTCATACAGAGATAATACAATGGTTATGGCTGACTGGTCCGTATATGGATTACCAAAGCAGATATATGCATCATCAGCCTCAGCCTTGACAGATGTCCAGGGAATGGACGCGGATTCATGGAGCGTGGTCTCGGTTGAATCCCATATCTCAAATGCAAGGTTCACACCATCATTGATCAAGCGGGTTACATATACCGTATTTATCGCCCCTGCAAAGGCCACATCATCAGTATTCTGCCAGTCGGAACCATCCCAGTACCACCTGACATCTGATGTATCAAGATAAGTGAACCTGATATCTCCTAACGTGTCCTGAGTAATATCAGCCAGAACCTTGGAAAGGAAAGCTGCCTGAGCTGCCACAGCCGGAGTGGCCGCATCCTGGTATAAAGCAAGGAAAGGAACCGGAACTGATGTAGGTCCTGGCGCCAGAAGGCTTGCCTTTTGCCTGGTTGCCCAGGGAAACGCCCTCTCGCCGAGAATCTGCTTATCATAGACCAGAGCTGCATCAGCTGCCAATGGTGCGCTTATAGCCAGAGATGTGGTCTCCACCACCGAGCCGGCTCCGGCAAGTACCGAGGCAAATTTAGTTGTATCAAAGGATGAATCATCAAAAGGATCAGATAGACTAAAGCCCGGACTGGACTCCACCGATACTGTGGCGCTGGCACTCCCGAGGTTATGGGAGATAATGAACAGGCTGTCCACGGGCACTGCTGAGCCCATGTCTGCCTCGATGATCTTGGTGCCTAATGAGGCGGCCTTCCAGAAGGTTCCCTGCCGATAATCAATTATATTCGCTACATCGTACTGAGGGTCAGCGTCCGTATCAGTGGCAGTAAGGCTTAAGCCGTCCTTGAACACACTCTGAAACAGTAATGCAGGCTTCGCGTTGATCGTCATTATTTCACCGTCTGGACTGTTACACGTCCATCCCCTATGTCTTCAACTATTTCAGTTGTGACCTTGTTAATAAAATCTGCCTCAGTGGGCCCCTCTGAGAGTATCCTGATAGTTATCAATGATTCCGATGGCGCAGGGGCAACCGGTACGGGAGGGGCCGCAGGGGCCGCACCGCCTCCTCCAACGCCAGCTCCGGCGGCTGTTACTCCACCGCCACCGCCCATGGTGGTACTGCTTATAGCCGCTACCTGTAACGCTCCCTTTGCCGCGGCAAGGGCCGCTATACCGAAAGTGAAGGGTGGCCCCGGAGGGTTGGCAAGCGCGGCTGTGACTGCCCTATGCGTATCTATCCCGGCCTGGCCTATGGCGAAGGCCTTATGGACTGCGAAGAGTTCCTTGTTCTTCTTGCCCGTGAGCTGGAAGAGTGAGTCAGCTATAACCCCGGCATGAGCAAGACGGTTGCGCTGAAACTTTTCGATGGTCTTATTAAGCTCTTCCTTTTCCTTGGCCTCTGCCTTGGCAGCGTCCTGCGTGATCTTTAAAGAGTTGGCCTCGAATGCGATTGCCTTCTGGGTTTCCTGTAGTCTCTGGGCATCCCTGATCTCTGCCTCTGTGGCGTCCTGTGCCCGTAGCTTCTCCAGTGTCTGCTCATGCTTGGTGTCCAGCATGAACAATTCACGCTCGAATCCAGTGAGCACCGCTGTCTCGTTCGCAAGCCTGAGGCGTTCAAGCTCGGCGTTTATGCGTTCCTGCCGATTGATCTCTTTTAATTCTTCCCTTTCTTCCTTCTCAGTCTTTATGGGTGTAATGCCAGTTGCGGCAGCTTCTCTCTGTCTCTTGGCAATCTCGTCTGATTTTTCAGCCACATCTTCCTGAAGGCCGATGATCTCCCGCGCGCCAGCTGTCCAGTTATCTACGATAATGCCAACCCCTGTTGTCCAGTTACTCACGAACCTGGTTAAGAAGTTGTCTGTTGTAGCAATATCCTTAACGAGCTTGACCACACCAGCTAATGGGTCCAGAAGCTCAGAACCAAAGAGGTTACCCAGGCCGGGAAGTACATTTTTAAGATTGGTTATCTCGTCATTGAGCCTTGCTGCGGCGTCAGCTGTATCCTGATCAATGACAAGGCCCAGACGACGTGCTTCCTCACGCATAGCCTCCATGCCCTCTGTGCCATTCTGAAGAGTCTGCAAGAGGGATACACCTTCTGTATCAAAGAGTTTAAACGCCAGGCGTACACGATCTGCGTTGGATTCTACCTTATCGAGGGCGGCGGCAACCTTTGTGAATTGTTCATCTGCCTTGAGTTTACTTAACTCGGTTGCTGAGAGACCCAGCTCCTTTATTGCGTCCTTTGCCTCACCAGTACCCTTTGCCGCCTCCGCAGTCCTCCTCACCAGCCTCTGTAAGCCTACATTCAGGGCGGATATCTTTACACCCGAACGCTCAGCCACGAATTGGAGTTCAGTAAGTCCCTCAACATTGGCCCCTATTCGGAATGCCAGCTTGCCTGCCTCATCAGCTGTTTTGGCAAGATTGGTTGTCATCTTGATAGCAGCCGCAGCGGTTCCGGCGGCTATGGCTGTCAGAGACGCTAGTATCAAACCTGAATTAGCCCTGAAGCTGGCACCCATCTTGTTGACGCTTTTACGAAGGGCACCAACATTACCCTTGGCGGTATTAAGACCGTCAGCGGTCTGATCATCGACCGTTAGCCTGAGTTCCTCTTTACTTATGTTTGTCGCCATGTTTCGGGGTGTTCTCCTTTATCCACAATTCACGCTCTGTACTGAACTGACCAAGCATCTTCCATTCCTCGTTGTCCAGCTCCCACCGTTCTATAGGGCATCCGGCGAGCTGCATAAGCACGTAATCATAAAGCCAGGGCACCAGAGGGTCTATATCCATACCCCAAGGGCAGGCGGAACATAGTTCCTTCTTTGTCTCTTCGTGCATATGCGAGAGGATACCTTCCTTTATCTCTTCCCACTCTGTACACTCACTGCATCCGGGGCGCTTCGACCTGTCGAGCCAGACTCGGAGGCCCCCTAAGAGTTTTTTGTATCTACAGCTTTGAACCTCGACCGAAGAACGAACCCGGCCTGTATGACTTCCTTCTTGTCACGGGAGGACATGAACCGCTTATTGTCCTTGTTAAATATGACTTCCTTACCGGATGCGTTGTTTATCACCAGGTCCTTGGCAGTCTCAAACGTCTGGTCAAATAACTTGGCATAAGCACTGAGATCAGCCTCGATATTATTCGCAGCCTTTGCGATAGCTGTGACCCATTCTGACCATTCCTGGTTCGTTGGTTCATTGAAGAAAAAAGACCCACCCCCTGAGACACTGACCTCTATGAGGCCACCTATCAATACTGGCTTCTTCTTTTCTGGTTTTTCTTTAGCCATAGTCGTTACATCTCCTGTGGTTAGTGGCCCCCCTGGGGTTTAACCCGGCTGACAGGAGACAGCCTGGGGGGCCTGTTGTTACATTGGAGCCCGGGCTCCTCCTGTTAAGTCAGATACTCGGGTATGGCATTGAATACCGTGAGGTCGAACCACGGGTTCGTACCATCGTCCAGTATCTTCCCGGTGAGTGTGATCTCAAGAGGATCAGCCACAGCACCGGCTGGCAGAGGCTTGGCGCTTAACTGTAGCTTCATGATGCGGAGGATGAACCCCCAGTACCATGTGCCAGTGCCAGTGTCTATAAGACCCGCGCCCACACGCCTGTTATTGAACTCCAGGGCGAAGTCTGTCTGCGCTGTATAGTAGCCAAGCTCTGTCTTGTCATTGAACCTCAATGCCATCTCGATGCTCAGCTCGCGCATGCCGTTCTCCATGTCCTGGCTGAAGCCCTGCCCACCGTGGCCACGCTGGTCCTCCAGATTGTTATTGCACGCGAAGCTCCATGACTTCACACGAGCGGCAATAGGACTGAGGCTCTGGGCGGCGCTGATATTATCTGTGTCCTGCGCCAGATCGGCCACGGCTATGATGTCGCTGGCTGGGTTGGGACTCGGCTGGAGGTAGACCTTTGTATCAGCCGCCCTCATCAAGACCTCGGCAACCGCTGCCACGAATGTCTCTGATGACTCGGTTATCCGCCCTGAGGACATGAGCGTGGTATTCATCGAAACATGACCACCCTCTTCTGAAGCTATATCCAGGTTGCCGGCCTTTATGCCGTCATACTTATACTGCTGGTCTGCCTGCTGAAGATAAGCGGCCACGGAAGGGAGCGCCACATTATCGCCCACAGGAGTGAGGTTATGCTTGTACGCATCAGCGGCCTCGTCCTTTATGGTGGCTATGACCCCAAGGGCCAGGGCACCGAACCCGGCGAGATAGTTTGGAGTGACCTTTGGAAACTCCATGGGGAAGTTCTCGGCACTCTCCGTTATCTCCTGCGTGGTGGCCTGCTCGGAACCGTGTACTTCCTCTATATCATCGGTAACAGTATCAGCCGTCTCAGGGGACATGTTGTATCCGATCACCTTCTGATAATTCGTAACGTCTATGGGGGTCACGCCCCCGCCATAACTTGATTCCTTCTCGATCAGGGAGACCATTAATTCCTGTTGGTGGCCCTTATACTCATCACCCATCACTCACCTCTCTGTTGTATATTTCCCAGGCTTCGTCACGCTCTGCCTCGGTTATGTCCTTCTTGATTACTCCCTCTATGACCCTGACCCTGGGCTTCATCTCCTCTGTCCAGAGTTCAGCGCGTTCCTGCAGGGGGTCGGTCTCCATCATCCCGGCTATGCATGATGCGAGATCAAGGGCGGCCTCCAGTCCAGCAGGTACCTCAACCTCAGTGAGATAGCCCACGCAGTCCTCCGGCTTGAGCCCGTATTGCTCCGGGGTATCCCCAGCCTTTACGTCCACCCATCCGGGATCTCCTGAGGGCTTGGCCCTTGGTATTCTGAAATTAGCTCTAAATACCATCACATCCTCCTATGCATAAGAATTGAACCTGCCTGTCCTGTATTCGATATTCAGCGAGATGGTTGCACCCCACTGTTTATTCTCAAGCTGCTCCATAACTATCTCATCATCAATGAGTTCCGTGTCCTCGGCGAGGTTACTCATGGTCTCGTCAGTGCCAATCATCTGGTTGATGTCCGCTATGATGAGGCGTATCTCCTTCTCAGCCGCGTCCTCTGTGGCCTCTGTATTGCGCCTGGATATAAGCTGAAGGCCTATAGTGAGGGTATGGTCTACACGGCCTATGGTCCCCTGGCTCTGATTATCGAATGTGTCCTTGTACTCAACGGCTGGGAGCTTGTCTGTCCCAAGCCCGAACCCAAGCCAGCGATGAACGCTCTTGCCGACATCGGTCTTGAAGCCATCGGCAATGGTGATAGTAGCCAGGCGAGTGGTGAGTACATCCACTATCCGCTGGCGGAGGGTATCGCTGGGATCTGTAATGACTGAATACTTCCTGCCCGTGGACATGATGGTTGGGACTATGACCACATCATCCGTTGATGAGGTGCCGTAAAGGCTGTCAATAGGTTCGGCTGTCTCGTCCTCTGTGAGTTCGAGGCTGTAGACTCCGGGGATATCAACTGCGCTCAACTCCGTGGGTGTGTTGGTGGCCCCTGCCGTAGTGGACCCTGTAGCTATATTAAGGGTATGGTTGGCATCATCAGTAGTCTTGGGTGCGTTGGCAGAGGTGTCCCACGCTGTGTATTGCAGCTTGAGGACAACACCCCGCGTATCATCGGAGGTGATGAAGTGTACGGGCATGATATAGATATTAGACGTGGATGATACACCGCCTAGAGTTATAAGCAGGCCGTCCACCTCGGCAGTGGTGAGCAACACCTTGTAAAGATCGCCACCTACAGCCTGAGGCGAGTTAGTAGCCGGAGAGATAACTCCATCGAGAACAACCTGGAGCGTATGATTGGCAACGTCCCCGGACTTGCCAATGTTGTTGGCCGCATCCCACGCTTGGTAATGAACCCATATAGCCTGCGCCCTGAGTATCATTGCACCCTGCCCTGTAATAGCGGGGGTGGAATAACTGTGTCTGAAACTACTTCTCCAAAATCATAGTTCTGGCAAAATCCATTTGCTGGGGGTGATGTTGGAGGGACCACATCGTCACACTGAAGTGCATACGCCTTTGTATAATCAACTTTTTCATTCAGGTCAATTGGAATAGTGAAAGCCAATGTATCTCCAAAATCAACAGTCCATGCAAGCAGGGTTAATCTGCCAAATGACCCAATAGACTCATCTCTGATAAATTCAATAAAGTAATGCACTCCTAAAGACACACCAGAGTTAAGTACAATATTTAAAAGAACGGCGTTATCCCACTCCAGTAATTGTAAATAATAGGCTCCACCGCTATTGCGTCCTAGTCTGCATTGAAGTAATTTATCATTCCTAAGTACATAGTTCATTTCGCCTTCAAGCGATTCTGACCATCCCCAACAGCCCAAATAACCCATAGTTGGCATTGAATTTAATTCAAATTCAAACCTATTTGTGAAATCCCCGTCAGCTGAACCAGTAAGGTCTTTAACCAGCCATGTGGCCTGACGAGTAGCCATATTTGTAAACACGTACTTGACTGCATCAACTACGAACTGAGCAAACTCCTGAACAAAGTTAAATGTTGTAAGGTTGCTAAGAGCCATGACGCACATCCCAATAATCAATATCTGCTGCATGTTTATTCTTCTGGTCTATCAGTACAGAAGCCGTAAGCCAATCCTCACTATTTGGTTCTGTTTTGCTTAGTAAGCAATGGGCAAAATCAAGGAACTGTGCTTCATCATTTGCAGAGGGTGGGATAGTGACCTTGTTGTCTTTTATATGGATAGCCGGATCAGCCGCATGGTAATTTATCTTAACCACCGCTCCAATGGCCTCGTTGTTCATGGTCACAAGCGAATGGAACTGGTTGAAGAAAATAGACATTCTATCCGGATTGCCCTTGTTTAAATTACACTCGTCAATCAAGCGTACCTGATAAGCCGCAATACAGCTCAAGCGGCTATGAGCGCTGGTGCAATTATCAGGGATACGTAATGACATCTATTATTTCTTCCTCTTGATTATCCCGACGATCACACCACAGGCAGAACCAAAGGTAATAAGGAGTGGCCAGCCCGCATCATAGAGCTGGGCGCCGCTGTCCATAAGCTGGGTAATGGCTTCCTCCGGGATCTCAATGCCCTTGATCGCTGAGAGCAATAAACTGCATACCGCGACAAACCCATGGATGGCCCGGCGTGAGAAGATGCCTGGGCGAGGGCTGTTGGTGGCCCCCTCGTACTTCTCGCGTGTGTCAAGGAATGCCAGTGCTCTGAGCACTGTCTCGAATATAAGTCCCAGTGTTGGCTTGGTGGTCATATTGCCTCCTGTGTTTGTGACTCCCGATAAGTGGGAACCTTCATTATTTGTACAGGGCGCCTGCCCTGCTTGAGTTCGTCTGTGGTAAATCCTGCTGTGTACTGGTAATGCACCCAGTCGAGCTTAGTCCAGCGACCGCCGCAAGTGAGTCCCAGCTTCTCTCCTATGCGCGTCATCTCCTCGTAGTCCGTGATACCGTTCTCATTGATATCAGCGTCCACGTCCCAGCACAGTTTGCCAGCACGCTTGAGTACAAGATGCCAGGCGCAGTCGTAAAGGTGAATAGTAATGAGTACCCATGTGACCTTCTTTGTATATTCCCTGTGTGGGAGGATATAGAGCCCGGCCATCTTACGGAGTGCCTTGATCTTGGCAACGCCCTCGCGGCCCTGTGCCCAGTAGGCATCGTGCTCCAGTATGGTGCGCCGGGTATGACGTATCTCGCAGTCAATACCAACAGCCTTGACGAGGCGCTCATGCTCGATGGCTATTGCCCTGACTACAGGGTCCAGGTCTTCTGTGCTGTTGGATGGCATCAGACCGGTCCTCCTGATTTAAGGTAGATGAATGCTGTGATACCAAGGCCGATGAGAGATAGCACACCCATTATTCCGGCGGTCAATAATACTCTCCATAATATCTTGCGTGTATCAGCCCAGAACTCCATGGTTCCGGCAAGGAATTCATGCTGTATCCAATGTGGCTCGGAGGGTATACGAAAGGCTTTTTTCTCCAGCTCGCGGTCCTTAAAAGCTTCCTGCACAGCCCGTTTGATATCGTCTGAACTCATTACGCCTCCGCCAGTTCCATGTCAGTCATCCCCGTATCATCAGGGAGGTTTGTCTTGATCGTGTATGTTGTGCCGCTTATCAGGAGCGAGCCTCCCACCACCGGGGCTGTGAGGTCTATGGTCCTGCCTTTGGCCTCCGGCCTTGAACCCACAACCTTGCCGGTGTTCTCAGACACCAGGGACACGTTGTCGAAGATCACGTAGATGGTCTTGGCGTCACCGCCCAGGGGGGTGTATATGACAGACTCTCCCAGGGCTTGCAGTTCAGCCAGGCGGTCAGCATCCGATTCAAAGGGCACACCCATCAGGGAGCGTCTCCGGAATCCTCATAATAATCAAGCTCGACAGTGCTGTCATTACTATTAGCTTCGGAGACAGTATTGATAAAATACAAAGTCGAAGCCCTTAATATACGTTCAGCCGTGCCCCTGTTCTCGCCTCCCATCTGCTGACCGGCCCCAAGATGATCCCCCCATGCAGGCATAAGCGTGCCCAAACCTGTAATAGTAGGTGACAGATATATCTCTGTCGCAGAACTACCACTACACTCAAGCAGATCGTTATGGTTGCCTATGGGATGTAGTGTGCCTATATCTGAAAATGATGGGGCACGGTATATATTGTAATGGGCCTCCCCTGAGAAGCGGGTCAAAAAAAGTAAATGTACTTGAATTGGTTCAGCGGGAGTATTCATGATGAACTGTATAGTTCCATTATTAGCCAATGTGTCATTATGCTGAGAGCTGTAGTGTTTGCATTCATGCGTTTCGTGGTGAGCATAATCCACACTAACGGTCAGGAGACCATTATTACCCTGGTCGGATATCCCGACATAGTTGCCGTCAGGGTCTACGAGTGCAACCGGGATAGTATTGTAAGGCCAGCGGCCTGTATCGGTCTCGCGGCCACCAGCATCAGCAGAAACAACCACACCCATGAGAAGCAGGCAGAAGACAATGAATATCAGAATTGGCTTCTTCATTATCCGTTCTCCTCACCCTTCTTGAGGGTGTTATAGATAGCGTCCACGAGTTCCTGTGTGATGGTCTCGTCCTTGAAGAATTCGGCAACCACTGAAGCAAGGGGTATCTCGTCCGTGTCCAGGTCTGCCGCGATCATCTCTATGGACTGCCTGAGTTGCTCCACATACTCCGTGTATGCCGCAAAGCCAGCGTTGCGGTCTTCTCCGCTGACGATGTAACCCAAGTTGCTTGTGAGAGCATCTACCTTGGGCAGCTCATCCGCAGTGTAGTCCTCGTCATCGAGGTTGAATATCTCATCCCTGATGGCCTTAATAAGGATATCACCTTCGGGCTTGACCGTTACGTCGTCATTGCTCCCGGTCTCTTCCTCCGGGATCTCCGGCCTTATCTCCGCCACCTGCTTGGGGTTAAGCTTCATGGCCGGATCGAGGAACAATGTCTCGCCCTTCTTGAATCCAGCATGCTTGAGGACCTTGTAAAATCCATCTCCAAGAGGCTCAAGCTTGGCCTCACGTTTCCTGTACTGTTTATCAGTCAAGCCAACCACTGTCTCGATTGGAAGCCTGATAGATACACAGACCACTATGTATTCTATGAACTTTTTCATAATCTCCCTGTAACTTACGGGCGAGAGGCTGAGCCCCCCGCCCGATGGTTATTAAGTAGTTGTGAATGTGTACAGCAGTGCTGACTGCCAGAGCGCATAACCAACAGCACGACTGGTATCAACACCATACTGGTGCCCATCGTTATCAAACTCGTAGTCTGAGCCCTCGGCTTTGGCTTTGATGTTCACATCGTTCTCCTGCTGGCGGATGAACGCAGGGTTGATGCCGTCATTCCTCAGGAGCATGAACTTGTCCGTCCATGAGAGACGAGCATTGACCACAACCTCAAGAATGAAACCCGAAATACCAAGGGCATTTGATTCAACTCCCGTGGTGGCCGGGTTTGTTACCAGAGGAAGCGCCACAGCACCCAGAGCGGCCTTCATAAATGAAGGTGGAACCATAATCGCAACGCGCATAAGGTCCTCATTCATTGGCTCGCCAGTGTCGCTCTTGAACTTCAACATCTGTACTAAGCCCGCGAAGATAGCGTTTGACATCTCTGATACAGAAGGAGCTGTCTTAAGCACGACAGCGGATGTGATGTCGTTGCTCAGAGTGCCTGAGTCGTCTTCTGAGTGATCAGTATCGAAGAAGAACTGACCATCATAACAGGTGCTATCCTCGCCATCCTCAATGAGCTCCGTAAGTATCTTGGCCCAGTGTGTTACCTGGGCATTGAAAGACAGCTTGTTTATCCTGTCCCTGAGCTGGGTGGACTTGTCTCTCCTGAGGTCATCCAAGGACACATGGATCGATGCCTCAAAAGGCTCGTTCTGGATAGTAAGTCCATTCTCGCGGAGTTCTTTTGCAAGACGTGGGCCAATCCACTTCCTGAGCTGCGGAGAATCCCCGAGCCAGGCATGTATCTCTGAGAGCTGGTTTGATGGAGTGAACATCGTACCACCTGTTATCCAGGCAGGTAATGTCTGCTCTGCCAGGAACTGCACCATCAGGGCTATTACAGCCCTGCTTCCTAATCTATCAATTATCATTTAGTTTCCTCCTTCCTTAGCCTTCTTCGGCCCAGGTTCCTTTAATGTCCGTAACCATCCAACCGTCTACGCCATCTGCAAGAATGGTTACGAAGTCACCACGACGGGCTGTGGTTTTGGTGTTAATAAGATCCTTGTTGTTCGTGCCGCCAATATCAGGGCCCATGATCTTGTCGTTCGCGTCCGGACTTATATTGATAGCCACAGCGCCGAATGCACCGGCATTGACAAAGGTGTACTTGTAGCCAACGACAGTTGCCGGGAGCGTGATAGCAAAGGCATCAGTGTCAATGTAGATGATTTTACTGACATCCTCAGCATCCATCGTATAATTGGCGCTCTTGGTCTCGCGTTCTTCCCTGGCCCCGAAGTCGTCAATAGCTTCAGCGAGAGGCTTGACAATGACAACACCGGAAGAAACCCACTGGGAGACATGCCCTATGAGAGAGTTACTGACAGCCACGAATGTGAATGTGTTGTCGTCACTTGCGTATACAGGCTGGCCCACGTCTGTAATGACCGCGCCTGATACAGCGAGCTGGATGAATTCCGGCATAAAGCACCTGATATCCTTATCACCCGCCGAGCCGCTGGAGTTATCAACCTTGGCGTCAGCGAACCCAAGGAACTTATCACCCGCGACTAATGGCCTTCCATAGCCCGCGCCGTTATCTCCTACAGCTGCGCCTGAATAAACAATGTCCGATGCGATGATGAGAATATTTGTGTAAAGGCCCACACCGTACTTTCTCGGTTCATTGGCCGCGAGCGTTGTGCCGAATACAAATGGCACGCCCGGAAGAAGAGCCACGATACCCGCTGTTTCCCAACCTGCGAGCTGGCCCACTGCCACGATGCCCATTACAAAGAACAGGCCGATAAGAACCAGTCCTGTTATGGACATACTTTTTAATCTCGTTGAAAGAAATCTAAACATGTGATGTCCTCCCTACGCCGTCACGAACTGTGAAGGGTCAGTTTTGTATAAGGCTGTGAATGACTCAAGGTCCACGAACTCGGCCTTGATCTCAGCCCTTGTCTCGTAGAGGTGCTTTGCGGCATCCTCAACTGACATAGTTGAGATATCAGGAGCATCCGCACCTGTTGGGCCAGCCTGCGCATCAGGTACCACAATCTGAGTATCGGCATCAGCCTCGATGGCGGCGGCTGCGGTCTCGTTCTGCTTCTGCATCTTCCCGGTGATCATCATTGCAACATCACCACCTGTTGACTTGCCGTCCACTGCCAGGGCAAGCACATCCTTCTCATAACCAGTCATGTTCTGGGCAAGGACTTCCTTTACGCGGGCGGTCTCTGTGGCCGCGCCCGCTGCGGTTGCCGTTGCTGTGATTCCAGCTACGTCCACGCTTGCTACACCAAGCCCGAAAACCTCCGTATAGAGTTCAGGATGCTTGGCCTCTAATTCAGTTCTGTTCATTGAATCCTCCTGAGCTACGGGAACACCGCCCACAGCTACCATTGTTGTATTTGTATTACTCTGCGAACTGACAGGATCACCGCCTGTGAGCTGCTCAATCAACTTGTCGCGGGTGGAAACACCGTCCACCAGCCCAAGCTCTATCGCTTTTGAACCCATGAATATCTGACCGTCAGCCCATAGCTCATGGGTATCAACTGATATATTCCTATTCTCTGCCACAGTGTTCACAAACACTGTATAGATGTGATCAATATGACCCTGAATTACATCCTTGTCACTATCTGAGAGTGGCTTGATATCTGTGCCCACGTTCTTGAATTTACCGGCTATGAACTCCGTGGCCGTAATTCCCTCGCGGTCAAGCCATCTTGAGTAATCCATATGACGGGTGATCACCCCTATGGAACCGGTTATGGCTGTCTCGCCGGAAATGAATATCTTGTCCGCTGCGGAACCGATAGCGAATGCGCCTGATGTCATACTCCCATCACTAAACACTGTTATAGGCTTGATGCCACGAGAATCCCTGATAAGTTCGGCAAACTCAAAGGTGCCGTCCACGGCACCACCGGGGCTGTCTATATCCAGAAGGATGGACTTGACCTCAGGGTCATTAAGGGCCTCCTTAAATTCTTCGGAAGCTATCTGGGTGGAGACTCCGCCCGAGATATCCATGAACAGGTTGGCGCGCTTGGCAATGACACCATGGAGAGATAAGACGGCCAGGCCATTACTGACTTCCATATAGCGGCGGTCATTACTGATGCTACGGCCCAGGCGAGCCTCAAGCTTTGGTATGTCTATCTTCTCACCACGCATATGCAGGGCATAGATGTTCTGTATCTCATTGAGCATGTCCGGGGTGATGGCCCAGAGACCGTTGACTATATCAGTCATTTTCATTCTTAAGTCCTCCCTGCCAGATCGTCATCAGGCTCTACTACCTGAACGCTTGTGGCACCAGTGCCAACTGGCTCTTCCAGTTTGTCAGCAACACGCATCTTGACTTCACGCACACGCTGCGGGTGCTTGTCCATGTATTCAATGCCTGTGTACGAGACTGTTTCTTCATTCAATGTAGAAAGACCACCCTCAACTCTCTTTAATGCTGCCTCTGTCTCTACCTTCTCATTTATCATTCCCTTGGGTGGGCCTATCCAAGAAGCACGGAGGTAAGCAGCTCGGATAAATGTATTAGCGAAATAACCCGGTGCCGGGACCCGTCCGATAGCCACGGCCTCGTCCATAAGCGCCTCGTACACAGGCTGGCAATACATACGGGCGAACCAGGTACGCTCGGTGATGAAGAACTTCCAGGCCTCCATCAACGCGGCTCGTGAGGCGCTGTAGCTTGCGGTGAAGTGTTTTACAAGAATCTCAAACGGGATATTAAGCGATACGCCAACCTCACGGAGTATGGCCTGGACGAATGGCTCAAAGGCAGTATTAGGTCTACTAGGGTTGGCAGTCTCGATATCCTCACCCGGAAGAAGGTCAACAACCATACCGTCTCCAAGCTTCATATCCTTGTCAGTAGACTTGGACCCGGTCTCGGGTGAGAGGTCTGTAAAATTATCCAGGCCCTCACCTGATTCGGTTTTGACAAACACGGTGAACATACCGGCTATGACAGCCGCCATGAGTTCAGCATCCGTATATCTGCCGAGCATCTTGAGCGGTTCAATGACCGGAGCAAGCCATGATATGCCACGTGTCTGTCCGGGGCGTTCGGGCTTGAACAGGTGAATAACATTCAGGCGCCCTGTCTCTTTGCCGAACCGTTCTATCCTGTCCCACTTCATCTGCTTGACCACGCGACGATCTCCAGGGTGGTGGCGCGAGATGTGATACGCGACAGGAGCGCCCTGGGCTGTCTTCTCGACCCCGGCGATTATCTCCAGGGTATCAGCGGCATTGTTCGGATTACTCAGGCGGTCCGCCTCGATGATCTGATAAGCCAGTGTGTATGGTGAGTGCTTCTTCTTGACGTTACTGAGGACGGTGATGGTGTCCCCCGCGACGAGTGTGTTCATGAGCGCCTGGTCATTACTGTAATTGAATGGAAGCGTCTGCCTGATGTCTGACTCAAGGCTGTCAGCAAAGAAATTGAACTCGCGGCGCATGGTGGTCTCAAGCTCATGCTTCTGCTCATCATTAAGGCCAAGCACTGCGGCGTCTACATTTGGATTGACCCGGAGCCCGGGGCCAACAGTATTCGTGGAATGAGTCAGTACGGCGCCCCTGGCGTAACCTGTGTTGCGCATCAGGTCGCGGGCACGGTCGCGTATGGACATCATGTCCCATAAGACTGCCTCGTCCGGAGAAGAATCTTTGGTGTTCCATTCCTTTGTCTGGCGGCGTGACTTGCTGGCACCAGTGTAGAACTGGCCCATCATGCTCAACTGCATGCGGGCTATAGCGCGGGTTCGTCCTCTGGTTGGATTGAAGTATGAAACCACACGGTCAACAATGGTTGGATTGAACTCAGGCTTCCTTATGCGCTTGACCTTATGCATTATGTGGGAGTACCTCCCCGCATGCGGCGCCCTGTGCGTGTGCCTTCGGCTGATTTTTTGCGCACCATCTCATCCCAGAACTTAACTTCAGCCATAGCCTCTTCGAGAGTTGGTGGTTTGACTTTACGATCTCTTACCTGGAATTCACCCTTACGGACTGCGGTAAGAGTGTCAAGGGCGTTCTGTAATTCTGTCTCTGCCTGAGCTTGAGTTATTCCTGCCATGCAGGGACGTTATCATATGTCAAGAAAAAAACATGTCGTAGTTGGCGTAGTTGGCGTACTTAATGAGATTTGATGGAATCTGATGGAATACGTAGAGCACTTTTCATACTTTCGTACTCATCTTCCGGAAGAAAAATACGATATGGTGCACGGTCATAATTACGGATAGACAGTAGTTTGCGTTCATCACACCACCGCTGCATGGTCCGTACTGAGACCTTTTTTAACTGGGCAGCTCGCTGGACTGTGACCTCGATATACTTTGGCTTATTCCTGATGGTCATGCTCCTGGCCTCTTGACACGCACCCGGCGAACCTTCTTGTTTGTAGGTACGGGCGTGCCCTCCTTGAGGGCATCGACCTGCAATAGCATACTCGTATATATCTTATCCAGATTCACATCGAATATCTCAAGCACAGCACGGTTATAAACGAAGAGGTCAAGCGCCTCCACAGGCTTGCCTGCCTTGTCTATGAATTCCCTGATACCCTTTTTTGTGACAACGTAGAAGTTCTCGAACTGGTCGAAGAACGAGAGGGAGTATGAATCAGCAAAATGACAGTAGCCCGGCCCCGGTTCATCAATACTCAGCCAGCCGATCACGCGCTCCTTGGCGGCATTGGTACCAACGGAGTAGAGATTGATACCGTATGTCTTATCCTTATTGGGACCCTTGAGCGTGGGATAATCACCACCACGTCCCTTAAGCGCGAACACCCTGCGGCCCTTGCGCTTCTTGATATACTCGTAAACAATGTCCTTCTCATACCCCGTATCAATCCCGGTGCCGGTTATCTTCATCTTGATGCCCAGCTCGTGCTGGAAGCGTGTATCGAAAATGAACGCATCCAGATCGCGCCATACGTCATCGAACTTGGGGCTGCCAATCAGGACACGGTGCTCTATGCCCCAGCTCTCCATGCCGGGGCCCCAGCCCTTGACCTCTACCTCAAGCCTGTCGCCCTGAACATCAACCGAGGCAGTGAGCATGCAGACACCAGCCGGGACCTCGGCGGGATATGCCTCGCGATGGGAGGCCAGGCGGTCCGCGTCCTGTACCTCAACGTCTTCCTTCCAGGTCTCCGCCAGGCGGGTGTTGGTGAAGGCTATCAACTGGGTGCGGTCTTTCTCTTTGTTGGCGCGTATCCATTCCTTGACAATTATGTTCCAGCTTACGAATGGAGAATAGAGCGAGTTTAAATGGAACCCGCGTATATGTTTGATATCAGGATTTGTTGGACGCCACTCTGCCACACCGTAGGCCATGATAGCTTCTTTGTGGTCCTCTGCGAACAGGCGGTTGCAACTCTCACACTCATACATTGGTTCTGCTTGGAGGCCTTTAGCAATGGGTATGAGATTATAATTGTCATCACGCTTGTACTTGATCTGTGGCCACACGAGTGTTTGATAATGTCCGCAGAGGGGGCAAGGTACAAAATAATAACTCTGGTCTGAATCGAGGAACCAGCGCTCTATCCTGCAAAGCTTATGGAGTGTTGGTGAACTCTCCAGATAGAGCTTGCTGCCATGGCCTGTATATGTATCCATGCGCTTAAGGAGCAGTGTTGTCGGATCTCCCTGGCCCTCGATATCATGGGGCCATGAAGTTATCTCGGACGCGTGTATAAAACCATATGACATATGCCTGAAGCTGGCCTCGGCCTCGGCACCAAGGAACTTTATCAATCCACCTGGGAAGAGCTTGGTATGTACCGTATTATCAGAACGTGGAACCCCGTCCACCATGCGCGCGCGAAGCACCGGGGTCGCATTTATCATGGGCTGCATTTTTAACTTTGAATGGTTTGCCGCGTCTGTATCACGAGGAAGATATGCAGCCATGGGCCATGGCCTGCGATGGGTATAATATCCCATGGCTATCTGACCATTGAGCGTCTTGGCTATCTGCGTTGACATCATGCCCACCACTATATCCACAATAGACTGTGGGCTGAGGCACTCCATAACCTCGCGCATATAGGGAGTTCTGGAAGAGTGGAATTTACCGGGTTCGGCAGCGGCCTCGCCAGCAAGCCATATATGCTCATCAGCCCACTGCCAGATGTTCTGATCAGGGATCGGCTGTATGCCCTCGGCAAAACCTTCGGCAAACACTTCGTAACCACTTTGTATTTTTATTGGCTCAACTACCGCTTCCATTACCATTGCCCTCTTTTGTCAGTTCTCCCTGTAACCGTAACCGCGCTTCTGTAAGAATAGAGACCACAGACAGCTTGGTTTTTGCCTTAGCCAGGCGCGTGCCGTACAAACCATCCCACCGGACAAGCGAATCATTTACCTTGAGGCCCAGCTCTATGCCCGCCTTTCTGGCACCATGCGCGTCTACCAGCTCCTCCGTCTTCTTCTTAAGATCAACTTCCTTGTTCTGGTTATCGAGATCGAGCCCCTTAAGCTTGCGGTCAACAAGCTGAGTGCCGCCCTTGCCAGCGGCCTCGTCCTTAAGGTGCTTAAAATATAACTGCACTGACTTATGAAAATCATAACGCCCGCGAGCAATCTTATGGAGATGGCCTTCCTTATTGATCTGCTGTATACGGCGATCTGACACATCAAATAACCAAGCAAGGAACTTACCCGAAACCTCGCGCTTCTCCCAGTCCGGCTGCTTGGGCGCCTGCATAAGATCCATACCCTCATTAAGAACAAACCACTCAACCGCGTCAGTTGCGTTTTCTATCGGAATATATATGGCCACCACATGCTGACCAGTTGGAAAACTCATTATAGATTGAACAAGTTTACGACTGGCATCCTCCACCTCTACCGCTACTACCCAATCGTTCTCCCTTTCTCGATGGCGAGGCTGGGTGATAACACCAGCAATCTTGGGAGCTGTGGCCAATATCTCAAGCATGGGCGTGCCTTGGACATTAATAGGTATACCAAGATCAGAAGACTTCAGCTCAGATTTTAAAACTTTCTTCTCTGGGACTGTCTTCTTGCTGGCTATTTTCTTCCTGGCGACCTTCTTTTTACTTGACTTCTTTTTACTCGTATTACTTTTCTTTGATTTGTTAGCCTTCTTTTTGGGCACTTTTTTAGAAACATCCACTTTAACGGGTGATTTCGTTTTGCCCAATTTCGCTTCAGAAGCCTGTCCTTTAGCCATTAAATATTAATTTCCTTATAAATCAGTATGTTAAGAATTCACTATATGCCGTTGTAAGCGAAACGAAATGACACTGTTTGTATACAAAAATAGCGAGGAATTGAACTCATCGTACC